TTGAAGCTTCGTGTCATATCGTTGTTGATGTAGAACAGAGTATTTGAATATACCTCGTTCTGATACTCAACACTCTTATAGCTTTCTCGGATTTCGTCTTCAAGATTTCTTCTTTCAGCTTTCAATGCCGTTTGAAGGATTCGAGCAAGCTCGCCGTCTTCGAGATTATCGATAACAGCCTGAACACCGTGATGTGCATATGCTTCGAGCAAATTGTAATCCATGTTTTAATGTATCCTTTGTTTAATTGCCATAATTATAACTTATGCCAGAACAAAGTGCAAGCAATTTATCCGGCAAACATGATGACAATCAGAAACAAGAAAACAAAGCCGCAAAGCATGAAGCCGATATAAACCATCAATGCCTTTAGCAGTATCTTGAGCAGTTTCATTTGACTTGAGTGTTATAGTAGTCGTTGAGTTTCTGAACGCAGGTGTCGTAGTCCGGAGTATCATGGAACAGCATTTCTGTGGCGACGTGATTGTCTTCCATGCCCTTCCAGTCTTTAATGTAGGTTCCGTCTTGGTAGCCATTCATCATGCGAACCTTATTCAAAGCATTCTTAATAATGTATCTTGAATATAGACTGTCGATTGTCATGCTTGCCGAAGCAAGAAGGTTGAAGTATTTTTCGAGAACACCAACGACACTGTCTTTGCTTTCTACTTCGCGAACTAGCCGTCGAGCATAATACATCACAGGCGCCCAGCTGCTGACTGGTTCGTATGGGTGAATATAGAGTTCGGCGGATATGGCAGAAAACTTGTCAATATGCTGGTCAATATTAGCAGGGTCAAGCACATCTTCGCGCAAAACGTATGACATAACAAAGTGCCAGATATCGACAATCTCGACACGAGCATTTGCTTCGTCAAGTTCCTGATGCTTCCACCACTTATAGCCCAGACAGTCAATCAGTTCTGCCACCTCGACAATGATTGCGTTCTCGAATCGAAGCCGACGTTCAAGCCATTCCGGAACCAGTTCCTCGTTTAGCTGGCATTGCAGCTTGAACATTTCTTTGATTTTTCTTTTCACTGACATCGTTATTCCTTTCTTAAAAGTATTCAAATTCAACTATTGCATTTCTAAACATTGCGAGGACGTGGCGGGTTCGTGCACTCGGTGTTTCTTGTATTAACCTTGAGATGACGTTCTTCACTTCCTCGAAATCTTCTGTAATAGTTCTTTCCGAGCCTTGAACCATGACAATCTGCTTCTTGCCTATTTGTGTGATGCAAGTATAGAGTGTGATTCTGTCCTCGCTTGCCTTGTTTGGCTGAAACATGAGACTATTGTATGCACCTACCATAGTGTCATTGCAGTCAACATTGGCATCCATACCGTATTCGATAAACTTGTCGAAGTTCATTTAATAATCCTCTTAATCTCAAGGTTTCGAAGTGCCTTATACTTTTTAATATATCGCCATCGGCAGATGAAATTCCAGTATTCGACATTGATTGACTTCTTAATTATTAAACCCTCGAATATCGCCAGTCCATCATAGTCAATCAATACAAAAATTGAGTTATTGCTATAGTATAATTCTTCTGATGTGATTCTTTCGAGCTTGAACGGCACGTCGCTTGCCTCGTCTAAAATATCACAAGCAATCTTGAGTAGCTTGAACTCTTCAATAAACCTATTGAAGTTCATTTAATAATCCTTCTAATCTCAAGGTTTCGAAGAGATTGATATTTTCGTGCATACAGCCAGCGACAGATGAAGTTCAGATTTTTGACTCTGATGAAAGCAGTATCAATCTGTTCACCAACTACAAAGACAGCATTAGAGTCGACTGTAACGAAAATTGTGTTGTCATCGAAACTGTAGCGAATCTCTTCTGAGTTAATTTTGATTAATCTGAATTGCTCGTTCTTGACAGTATCTAAAATATCGCAAGCAATTCTGAGAAGCTTGAACTCTTCAACAAACTTGAACATAATGTGGTCATCCACTAATTAATTTCCTCGCATTATAAGATGTTTTTGAAGAGAGTGCAAGCTTTATTATACGATGTGGCATTAAAATATGTCGATTATTATCTTTACAAAATCTTTACAATCACTTTTTATTTTACTTTAAAATCAAATACCTATAAAACTGTGGAAAACTAACTAAAGTCCATGATTTTAAAAGCAAAACAGCGATTTTTGACCAAGGTGTATGTAAAAATATGGTGTTTTAGACGTCATTTAAGCGATTTTAATACCTAGCTATACCCCTAGAAATCAAATGTTCAAAATAATGATGTTTTTGAAATGTAGCTTCTTGAAATCAAAAAGAAAACGCGAAATCACTATGGAAATCGCGTTTCTTCACTCTTAACGACATTATTACCAGCCGTTGAAGCCCTCTTTTGTGCCAGGATTTGCGAAGGCAGTATCGCCGAACACATAAAGAGAAACGGCAATGGATATGAGGCTCAGGATAGAAAGTAAAGTGAACATTTTATCACCCTTCATTAGTTAGGTTTCGCTATAGTATATGACTATTATACTTCTGTCAAGTATTTCTTGGCTCGCTCCCAGTATTCTGTTCTTTCCTTCAGATGATTGTATCCGCCGTTGATTAGCTTGGTCACTTTCTTGAAGTTTTCTTCTGTTGGCTCGGAATATCTGCCCAGGCGACCATTGGTCCAATACCACAACGCCGAATAAACTGCCCATTTCGGTTCTTCAAGCAATTCGGGATGATTGACACAATCAATCTCGAGGGCGAATCCAACAAGGGTATAATTGCGTTTGCCAGTAATCTGAATCAAGCCGCGACCCTTATATCGCTGCCCGTCTCCGTCTGCTTCTGGAGTATTGCCAAGCTGCTCGGCTTTCCTGCCTGTGTCGTATGCCTGGCCAGATGCAAGTTCTTTGACATATCTGAACTCGGCACTTTCAACAGCCAGCTGAGCAATTAGCATTCTGACTTCGTCAATATTAGTGATGCCGAACTTCTTCAGACCCTCGTTCAGATGCGGTAGAAACTTATCGATTCTGTCTTTAGCATATGGCATCACTTTCAGCAATTCTTCTTTCTTCATAGGCTTCCCTGAATAATTCTGTCTGATGCTCTTCGTAATGTTGAATCCTGTGGTGCAACAATCAACGGAGCCATAGACTGACCACCGCCCTGACCAGGCGACATTTGTTTCTGTGGTGCAGGCTGCGGAGCATTCACGACAATAGGCTGAGCCTGCTGTTTCTCGGAAATCATCTTGTTTGTTTCAAGACGAGTGACCTCCGAATTTGTTTCGGGACCAGCAATGAAGTTTGAAATTGGTTTTGCAAAAGCACCAGCACCCGATGCAGTCAATGCCGCTGTTGTCGTTGCTGCTAGTGTTCTTCGCAATGTCGAAACCTTGGATTGTGCCTGAGGTTTTGCCTTGGTATCATCTTCGGCAGTATTGATTCCGAAGAACTTGGCTATACTGTTATTCCCTTGTTCGTCGTGAGTCCAGTCGTAAATCTTCGTACCAAGGCTCGCATCCTTGTCGCCTGTGGCAGCCTGAACACCTTTGTCTGTCAGATTTGAAATCCAGTTAGAAGCATCTTCTCCTCGTGCTGCTTTGTATGCTGAATACAATCCAGTGCCGCCAAATACCAAGGCGGCTGTCGATGCTGCCGTCAATCCTGCGCCAAGCCCACCCAGTGCTCCGAGAACTCCGCGGCCGGCTCCGCCTAGTGCTCGCCCAGCACCACTCAGAATCGAAGAACCTCGACCAGCAAGTCCAGCCCCAGCACCACCCTTGCCAAAGAAGTTTCGCAGTCTGCTCATCCAGCCGCCTTCTTTTTGTGACTCTTCGGCGCGGTCGAAAGCAGAACCAGGTTTCGGGTGCTCGAGCATTTTTCTGATAGATCGAATATCATCGGCCTGTTCTTCGGCTACCTTATCGTCTTCATCATCATCTTTTCTGTCGAGAACTGCTTCAAGTGCAGAATGATTCGATGCAATAGTGTTGCTTGATGCATCAGTAGAAAAGTTATTGTCAATTGCCGTTTCTTTCAGGCGACTGAAGTCATTCTGAATATCGAATATCCTCTGAATACTAGGAAACATTCGATTATCGTTGTTTTCGGTTGAACCCGGAGAAGGCAATGCAAGAGGTGCGGCCTTGTTATAGAACTGACCGCCTCGTGCCAGAATGATTGTCTGTGCCGCAGTTGATTCATTCACGACACGAGCGATTCTGTTTGACTTGTTCTCTAGTGCATACTTCAGATTAACGATATTGTCGTCAATCGAGTCGAGCTTCTTGACCACTTCTTCCGAGCCCATGCCTTCTGGTCTTCGTGGCTTGCCTTCTTGGACTGGTCGTTCGGTTTCTTGACTATTATTGTTGACTGTCTCTTTCTCAAGAAGTTTCTCGACAATCGCCGAAGCAATAGGCGAACCCGATGCGGCAGCCTTAATGAGCTCGGAAGGCTTCAGCTGACTTGCTACTCCAGAAGCAACAGACATCGGAACTTTCATGGCTGCCTTGCCTAGTGTTTTAGTGCCAGCCTTACCAGCGTTCCATGTTTTGCGAGCAATACGACCAATCATGCTCGTGTTATCGCTTCGTTCTTTCGAGCGAGGTTTAAGAATTCCCATTGTTTTTCTCTTCAACCCATGAATTATAAAGCATTATGAATATTTTAAGGTCTATCATTGTCATGCGTTCTATCTCGGATGGTTGCAGTCTGTCGGATAGAACAAACACGGTCTTATAGAATTCCATGAGAGACTCTGATGAGACCATTATGCTAAAAAATCATCTAATCCTCGCAATACCACAGACTGCTTATTACCACAAGTTGGACAGGTGATTTCTTTCGTGAATGTCAGTGTCGGTGTATTATCGATAAAGTCGTTAATCTTCTGAGCTTCGGTATTCGGTAAACTGTCGACCCAGTCTGACAATTCTTCAACGCTAAAATCTTCTCCTGGCACATAGACATCGTCTCCGACCCATACACAGTCTGTCATCATGAACAGAATCTCGGCATCGGTTTTATCCTTGCTTGAATGCCATGTGTCGAAACTCGGAAGCTTCAGTTTAATGCCTGAGTCTGCGCCAAGGTCAATTTTCGTCTCTGGCATTTCTGTCACTAGAATCTCGTCAATCGGAATTTCCATGCCAAAAACAGAATTGCACGGCTTACCATCATGTTCAAGAGTACACTGAAGACGAACCTTAATTGAGTTATCAACGCTGAAAGAATACAGTTTCAGAAACAGGAACTCAACATCGGCAAACGACAGAGACGAGAAGTCGAAGTCCTCAGAAACTACACAATCCGTGATAATGTGTTTCAGTGTGGTATGAACTGTTGATTCATCTCCCATGACATATGCCTTGCTAAGGTCGCGATACTCTTTTGCGAGAAGCTGTCGCATCTCAACCTCGAGTTTTGAATCGGGCAATGTAACACTATAGACTGTCGTCTTCACTTTTGGCAGCATAATCATTCCTTTTGAATATATTTTCTTTCAACTATTTAAGAAGCGATAATAAAACGGCACAGATTTGACTCCGTGTCGTTGCTCCCTTCTTTTTGTTTCACTTCTCTTGGTTGTTTAGTGTCATCATGTATATTTTGTAGTCCACATAGCCAATACAGTAAACCGCATCGGCTTCGGAAAATTCGAGGTCAACAAACTCTTCGAATGTGCCTACTTCAATCCAGTATCGGGCAGAATACAATGTATCGTCTTCATCGAGGAAACATTGTTCAACTTCGTACAAGTTACCATCTCTGGAGTATTGTCCTGTTAATCTGGCAGGACCAACCTGAGAATAGAACTGTTCATGTTCGTAATCGCATTCATCACAAAATTGACACATTGTCATATCCTTTCATAAAGAGTGTTTAACATAATAATCACATTATACTATTTTACAGGATTAAATTCAACACCTGCTTCGCGTAAAATCTCCTGAGCGATATCGCAGTTCCATCTGGAAGCAAGTTCATTGTTTTGCTTGAAATACACTCTTCGGATTCCGAATGCTGCGATATGCTTGGCGCAGTCATTGCACGGTGGATGAGTAATAAACAGAGTCAAGCCAGAAACATCTTGTCGTGCATTTGCAATCGCATTCATCTCGGCATGAACGATTCTCGGCACCTTGAATGCCCTGTCTATAATATAGTCATCATTTAAGCCTGCTGGTAATCCGTTATATCCTGTTGATACAATCTTCAGGTTATCGTCAATTAGAACTGCTCCAACCTTGGTCTTATCTTTCGACCACGATGCAACAGTTTTCGCAATATCGAAAAACCTGTCAATCCATTTATCTGTGAGTGGTTTCATAGTTTGCAAGCCTCACAATCCTCAGCATCCATTGAAGCAGAAGTGCCAACTTTGTTGTTGACATAGTATCTGGTCTTCACACCGTATTTTACGAGATTGAAGAAGTCCTGAAGAAGCTGTTTGGATGACAGACGATTATTGCCACTAACATCAACCCACATATCGGCCGAAATAGCCTGGTCGGTGAATTTCTGGAATATTGCATACATGCGGATGATATCAATACTCGGAACCTGATACGCGTTTTCGTAGAAGTATTCAAGCTGTTCGGAATCAGGTACGACAAATGTTGTTGAAGTATTACCAGATGATTTCAGCAATGCAATCTGTCTAATAGGATAGAGTCCGTTAGTAGTACCAGCAGCAATCGAACTTGATTCTGTCGGAGCATGAGCCACAAGCACAGAATTGCGAATGCCTTTATTGGCAATGATTTCTTTTCTCAGTGCTTCCCAGTCTCGTTTCAGGCTGACTGTAATCTCACTGTCGATGGTTTTGTTGTATGTGTCGATAGGCAACCAGCCATTGGGCCATTCTGTTCTATCAATCCATTCTGCGTTGCCAAGTTCTTTGCCAAGACGAAGAGAAGCATTAAGCAAATGCCAGTAATGAGTTTCAGCTAACTCGTGCATGAAATCGCGACCCTGCTGAGTCTGATACGACTTCTTGTGTTTTGCCATGTAATGAGCCAGACCAACAATACCGACAGCTGCACTCATGCGTTTCTTGGCAGTCCAACCAATCTGCGGAAGCGGATAATCGGTTTCGTTAATAGCGACATCAATCATAAGCAAAGAGTGATATGCAGCGTCAGCATATTCTTCGTCGGATTCAATATTAGAAACAACGATGCCTGCCAATGCACACATTCCTACTTCGCCAGACTCTTTTTCTTCGTATAATTCTTTGACAGAATTGTAACCTCTTGAAGGGATGGCTATCTCAGAACACAAATTACTCTGTAAAATCATAGATTTAAATGGAGTATGTCGATTCATCTCCGATAGATTCGTCAGATAATGACGACCAGTACCAACTGCTTCTTTTAGTGCTTCAAGCAACACTTCTCGAGCATCGAGTTCTTCAACAAACTTGCCTTCAGCAACAGCCTTATCGTATAGTCGTTCAAACTCGGTTTCATCTTTCGATGTGATTGCTTCGTATAATTCGGGAACGACAGAAGGGTCAAATGTGTGATAGGGCAGATTCTTAGCGGCACGAACAGCAAAGAATTTATTAAACGACATTGCATAATCGAGGTCGCGGTTTCGTTTTGCATCCGGGCTTCGTGGATTCTTCAGTTTCTGAATATCGAGAACCTGAGGGTCATACACCGAATAGGTCACGGTCGCTGCGCCACCTCGTCCATTCTGCATATTAGCCATGATTGCACCAGCTAATGCTTTATAGTAAGGGAATTTGCCCTGATGCTTGATAATGCCACCTCGAACAGGACTGCCAATAGCACGAGTATGAATGTGAGCACCGATACCAGAACTGTTCACGGTCATCATATATGCAATATGGTCACCTGCTGCAAGAGAGGGCGCGGTGTCATTGGTGGTGTAAACGCAGCAGCTCAGGAAGCCGTTTTTATCTGTGCCGCTGTTAGTGTAATATGGTGTCGGAACATTGATTTTGTTATTCGAAAAATAGTAATAGAATTTCTCGACCCGTTCCATCTTATTCGGAAGGTTTGCAGCCAGGCGCATTGCAACACGCATGAACACATATTGTGGAGTTTCGTAGTCGATACCGTTGACGCGGTCTTTCAGTGCATACTTGTCGCGAATCTGAGTGTGCTGATAGTAGGCATATGTCAGGTCAAGCTTATGATTGAGCCATGAGTTGATTGTGTCGTATTCTTCTTCGGTGTATTGGTTGAAAAAGTTCTCGTCAAGGATATTTGCACGAATCATGCTTAGATGCAAATCACGAATATGAGGTTTATGCTCGCCATAGCAGTCTTTTGAGTGCATTGCTGCAAACAGACGACCAGCCATTACGTTGTATGACCATGTGTTCTTAACAAGACAGGCAGAAATCAACTGCTTCTGAAGGTCGACACTTGAAATCTCTTCTTCGGCAGTTGATGCAACATGAAGAACAATCTCTGGCCAGTTCACATATTTTCCAAGTTTCTTCGCAGCCCATTCGCCCCAACCATTTAGATTTTCGGGTTTGAATGGTTGTTTTGAACCATCGCGCTTGATAATAGTCGTAATCATATATGTCGTATTTCCTTTTGAGATAAAAGAAAGTGTTAGCAGTTTGCCGACTACTAACACTTTATCAAAATGCTTTGCTCATACCCACTTCTATAGTTATTTGTATCTGTCACGAAGGATTAAAGGTTCCATGACTTCTTTTGTCACTTCACGAAGGACTGGCCAGTTTTCTTCTTTGTTGAGCCATTTACAGAACTCGCCGAAGAAATCGCTAGTTGCTTCGGCTTCCTCCCAATCGAAGCTTAAATCCAGATTGTTTAGGGTGCAGTAATCATAAACCTCTTGAAGATATTCTTCGTTGCCCCAGGCTGCCGGAAGCATATTTTCAATATAGGATTCTGTTGCCTGGTCTTCGTCCATTGCTTGATAGTAAGCATATTCGGTCGCATAATAACGCATTTTCAAAAGTCCTTTCATTAAGGGTTTGTTTCTATATGCTTCGTATTATACGATAACGGTCAGTGAATTTCAAGCACCATTGGCAAAATATTTCGTTCCTCAAATCCATAATAGCCAACAGCATTACAATAGGTTTCAATGCCCCACTCGTTTGTATAGCAGGCACGAACGTGAGTGTGACCGTGAACAGCGAATGCAAACTGTTCGGGGATTATGTGTTGCGGTAGTTTCAATGCCGTGCCGTACCCAATATCATCGGGTCTGCAAATAGCCCTTGATGTTGGATGATGTGTCATTAAAATGAACTTCTTGCTATCGTGTTCCGTCATTGCATCGTATAAGGCACACTCGGATTCAAGAGATAGACGCTCGAAGAACTCGGGCTTAGTCTTTCTGTATTCATGGTCTCGAATATGCTTATAGTCATTCAGAACAGATTGCAGCTTCATTCTGTCAAGAACCGATAAACCCGAATACCAGAATGTCGCTCCGAACAGGATATGATTGTCGTCTATGTTGACGATATCGGAAGTCAGAACAGTGGTGTTGATTGAATTAAGTGCAAGCTTCAGCTTATTGTTAGAGTGTTCAACCGAGCTTCCCCACGCTTCGTGATTACCGGGGACGATGAATACCCTGTCGTATTGCTTGAAGTATTCTTTCAGGTCACTCACAAAATGGTCAATGACCTTTACCTTGCACAAATCACCTGCAATCAGAAGAATATCGGCATCTTCATTATTCTGAAGAGGAAGCATCAATTCCTCATTGCTTGGACGAGATGCTTCCTTCATATGAAAGATGACTTCTAGATGCAGGTCAGACACCAGCTTCAGTTTCATCTTTAACTTCCATTTGCTTTAATCGTTGCATGATTTCGTCGGCATCAAAATACAGGTCGGCACCGTCTTCGATTTTTGCAATCTCTTCATCTGTCAGAAACTTTGAATACACTTTATACAACAATGCCTTGAAGTTTCGTTTGTTGAAATCAAGATGTGCAATCATCTCATGACCTTTGCCACACATTAAGCCTGCCCAGTTATGGCACATCATCAGACTGAACGGAGCGACACTCATATAATGACCTGTCAAGAAGATAATCGATGCTGCCGAAGCTGCTTCGCCTTCGATTGTTGTATGCACGACACCTTTGCAGGTAGAGATTGCACTCATAATCTGAATTGCTGTGAAGGCATTGCCACCGACACTATTGATATGAATAGTAATGAGGTCGTTCTCTTCGGCGGTGTTCAGAACATGAAGAAGGTCGGTATAGAAATCGGGTGCGCCAATCTCGCCAACAAGATAATAGTGATGCTCGTGAATCTCTTTCGACTGCGAGAACAGATACTTAATTTCGTTCATATTATAATACCTGCTCAACCTTGAACACAACAATTCGAGTGCCAGGGAATTCGTCTGCGAGAATTTCTGCCATTTCTTTTGCAGCTTCGGCTGATTTGAAATTGTCGAAGTAGTATTCTTTGCCGTTGTCTACCATTACACCATAGCGTTCTTTGCGCTTGAAGTATTCTTTCACACTCGTTTCATCAATATCAACACAGAATTGATGACCGTCTTGAGTGCAGGTCAATAGAATGCCGTAAGTGCCCTTGAAGGCTTGATGGGATTTGCGTTGCCAATGCCCGCGTTTCTTGTTGAACCAGTAGATTTCGCAAGCTGAATTAATCATCAGCTTTTCGAGTGCCTTATCAAAGATTTCTTTGCCCGGGTCTTTGCCGATTGAAGCAAGAGTTGCAAACGGAGCAATCGGGGTCAGGTTTTCGATAACTTCAACTTTAATACTCATAATATTAACGCCCTTTCTTTGGCATTGTGGTTACAAAATGTCCGAAGCCAATATTGGCTTTGGCAATCACTTCAACTATTTCGATAGAATATAAGGTATCGGCCTTATGCTTCGTTTCGTTCAGCTTGTCCATAACATTGTTTTCTGCATCAACAACACTCTTGCAAACATCGCCGACAATAGAAACCGAATCGTTTTCGAGTACAATGGCTCGATACTCTTTCCTCAAACACCTTGGTGCAGGTATTCTCATAAAACGCATTATAACACTCCAATCATTGATTAGCAAGCGGTTGATGAAACTACCAAATGATTTTCCTTTTCAAGCTTATAGGGTACTTTGCAGTCGTCGAAATGAACACGAGCAAACCGCAAGCCTTTCAGCTTCAATGCAATGTCGTTTGACCACTCGTAAAACTTCAGATTGCTTGGCATAATGCTTGCAATAAGTTTCCGGCACTCAGAAACAGCGGCAGGATTCGGCATCACAATAATATAGAGAACAGCCGGGTCATTAATGGCTTCGTGCCACATATAACTCATTGCCGAAATAGTCTTCTGTGTCTGTCGTGCCATAATGATATCCATCTCGGCAAAGTCCATCTTCTCGTAGAATCTTGAACGAAGACGAACTCCGCGTTTTGGGTCTTTGTTTGCACGTTTCAGAATATTGACAGCTAGTAAATCATGTTTCAATTGGCTTCACCTCAATGTAGTGCCATTTGCCTTCAGGGCAAGATGACATTTTCAGTCTGGTCTTCGCTTGCACATTACACCCGCACTTCAAACACATTCCGACGGCGGTCTTATGCTCGCACTTTGAACATATTACAAGTCGTTTTGCAATGTCGTGTTCGCTTGCGAAGAATAACGATGGGTCCATAATGCTTCTTTGATATCTTCCGGTGTGTTCGGCGGGCATTGATTAGCGACATACCATTCAACTAATGTTGCAACAGGAATGGCATGAATCAAATTGTCTCTATCAAAAGAATCAATGACAGATTCAACGTGGTTCAATGCTTCGTGCTTTGCAATCATATGAGAAAGAGTTTCAACAAGGTCTTTTGCTTGATGAATACAAAGATTGAAATCAACGCCGAGAGAAACTTCAGAATTATAAGAGAAGTCAACACCACCAAGGTCGGCAGTTTGATTGACCGACAGCGTCGAGTGTTCAGGGATATCGAAAACATTAAACATCATGTTCTCCATGACATACTGCGGACAGCACATCGGCGTGTTCTTGAGCATAGAGATAGCTGATATGAACTACGCCCATGTTCAGGCGAGCAATGTCATATTCATTACCTGTCCACATATCTCTTAATACAGTAAATTTGTCATTGCTGGTACTGGTGCTGACATAGAAATATGTGCTGCCGTAAATCGGAGAATGTTTCTGCGGCTCGGGAAAGCTCATTTTACCAACATGAATACGGTTTACTTTTTGACGGTATTCAACATTTGACTTCCATGACGGAATTTCAATACAAGGTTGCCACTCGTCATTGCCACTGACACGCATCTCCCAATTTTGTTCAGGGTGTTCATAATGACGAGCATCGTTTGCAAACAGCATCATATCGTAATAGTGTTTATGTTTTGACATTGTTCATCTCCAGGTTGTTTACAACGTTAAAAATTATAAACATGACATTTCTTCAAGTCAAGCGAAATCCCTCGCTACAAAGTAAAACCTTGTTAAAACGAGGGATTGTCGTTATAGATTCAGCAATTTATCAATTTCGAGTTTTGCAGCCTGAAGTGCATCATAATCACTTCTATATTCAAACTGTGACATTATTGCTTGTCCACGAAGGCAATATCTGAAACAGTAATGATACTCTGCATTGTGAAATATTTCTATCAGAACATTTTCATACGACTCTGATTTGGGAGGTTTCATTGCAGTCCTCGATAAATCTCTTGCATAATGGCAACATCATGAGCGCAGTCGTGCAAGCAATGATGCTTGATAAACTCTTTTGGTTCGTGTTCCATGATGTACTGACCGCGTTCTGAACCAGTCAGCAAATCGATATAGGTTCGAATATCTCGAGCCATCCAGAAGTTCACAGCATTGTCGATACCGGCATAATGAAAGGCAGATTCTAGCTTAGGCATATCGAAAGCAATACCACGGCTCCACACCCATGAATGTTTCATGTCATAGTCTGTTGTCTTCAACCAGTCTCGAAACTCTCGCATTACCTGACCGAGCGGCATATCGCCAGCCGCAGGCAGAAACGCGTTTGCCTGAGCTTCATGACATTGCTGCTTCCACCATTCAACCGTATTCTCTTCTTTTGTTCTGCCATTCTTCAGCTGTTCGATGGCGTTAATCTTTCGATAGAAGCCTCGTTTCAGTAATGAATCAAAGCTGTCGTTATCCTCGAATTTGAACGTGACTGCTGCAAACGACAGAATAACCGTATCCTGGTCGTAAGCCCCGAGCGTTTCGAGGTCGATTACAATATGCTGATAACTCATAATAGCCTTTCTTTTATCTCAAATGCGGAATCTCTAATGGTCTGTAAATGTATTCGAACTGTTTTGGTTTCAGATGCTTGATAACATATTTGTAGGCACTATCAATCTTGTCGAAACCGTGGTCTGTAGTGAACCCACCCTGTTCACCAACAAAGAACACATTATCGGGATACTCGTAGATTGATTTTCGGGTTTCTTCTGGCAGATGATACAGATTATAATCGAACATCAAAACATACAGGTATTTTGAAAAATGCCATTTTGCAGGATTGCAACCAGCGGTGCCAGACACATTAGTGACCCCGCTATCTTCTTTCAAGAACTCTTTCACAGCTTCCTTGAACCAAACCTGACCGCCAACCTTGACCTTGAACTCGGTGTTGGGATTGTGCTGTCGAATCCATTTGATGAATTCTCGAATTGATTTTCTATAGTGTCTGTACAGACGGTCTTCGTTTTCTGAAGAACAAACAATAATGGCTTCAATCATTTTTGCATGAACTGTTGTCTAATCTGATTATACTGCTGAATGCAGGCTTTGAGTGCAACATTAGCTTCGTCTGCATCTGTTGCTAGTCGGACAAGAGCTTCAGAAGTCTGTCGAGATAACTCGTGTCCTGAACCTTGCTGGTAATCTGACTGTCCAGCGGCGGAACCTGAACTGCCGCCAGCGTGTCTCGCGGCTGCTTGACAGGCGTTTGAACCTTTGTCGCGCAGGCGGATAGTACCATTAGCAATGCCGCGCTGAATAGTGTTTGAACGATTCTTGATTTCATTATTGAGCTCCAGGGTCTTGCTGTTTAGTTGTTCTGTTGTCTTGGCTAGATTCGTATTGATTTCTGTTATTTGCTTATTAAATGCTTCCTCGGCTTCCTTGGCCTTTATTGCATATTCTGCTTTCAGAGTTGAAATCTTGTTTTCGTATTTGTTTGCCTGATAGTTCCAAACGCCGAACCCAACAGCAATTGAAGCAAGGCACGGCAACAGGATGTTTTTATACTTTACAATAAAGCCTAGCATAGTGTCAATACCTCTTGAATATGGTCTGTGTTGAAAGTGCAAACGTCATTGACTACATTAAACGAAACAAACTTCGCGGAATGACATTTTGCGTGTAGTGTATTCCTATGTATATTGTGAACATCGATTATTTCGTTATCTTTGATGAACACGAGTCTGACGAAGCCGTCTTGAGTATAATCACGTTCGACGACTAGCTCGACTCCGCAAGATGATTTCAAAAGCATAAAGAACTCCGTGTTTTGACTGTTCTAAGATACTTATTATAATGAAATCAACGCGGAATAATAGAGTAAAGTAACTACTCTAAACGCGGAAGTGTTTAGTTTCAGCCCTAAGTGTTTATTTCCATTCTTGAATATTTGATTTGTATTTCGTTTCAGCTGAAGATGATCGGTTCGATAGTTGAAAGAAGTGTTGATATTAATTTTGAAGAAGATATTATTTCGAATCGTTATTGTACTAGAAGATTTGATTATAGTAACTGTTTAGAAAGAATACTTCATATGACTATAGTAGCTGAATGACCAATTGAAGAGTTGAATGAAATGAAACTCTTCAATAATGAAGCTCCGAGTGAAACGAGGACTTCATCTCTTTCTGTTGAAGATGTATTACTTCATTTCTTTGAAGATGAACTTCTTGTTCTTCATATGAAGATGTTCTACTTCGTATCATTAAATGTATTTCATCTTCTATTATATCATTCAGTTGAGATATTATCTTCGATATCATATGAACATTCAACTTATATTGCAGCCTGAATTCATGTGCTGAGTTCTGATTTGAAGATGTAACGAAGTGGAATCTTCAAACACGCGAAGCGTGATGTACGAAGCGAAGCTGAGTACTCACTCAATATCTTGTAGCCACTCTTGATATTTCGATTACGAATTTTCTTCATGAAAATTCTAATCATACTACCCCATCTAATCTTTATTATACTAAGCACTCCGAACACTTCGTGTTCTTCGTGTATGCCCCTAAGTTTCACTTCGTTCAACTTAGGTTCATATATTGTAATCAGCTTCGAATGTTGTTTAATGTTTGATTTAAAGTTTTGTCGAAGACTTTATTTTTAATGTTTCTTTATGTTTTCTTCTTTACTGCCATCTTCGTTGCTTGCCAGTGAGCTTCGTTTGTTTCCTGTGTTTTGCGGTCACATTTAGGCTTAGTTTTTAGCCATAAAAATAAATGGACTCAAGAACTTAGGTTCTCGAATCCACTTTTTGAACTGTCATTTTGCAGTCATTGCATCATTGCCACTCGACCGAAGCAAATACCAGTAGAGGAAGGTTAGGTTGGGCTATAACCTTCAGGGATGTTCTCCCAAACAATGTTTCTAGTTTCTAATGTCCAACGCCTATATCGGGAACACCATGCAATTAGCATTCCCAATACACGATAGTTGAGATGCCGCACCTCAGAGCTATCATCTTTTCGAATAGGTTTCTCTCCCACCCGAATCATTTATACTACTGCACCGCACACACCAAATTCCGCATTCTTCACGATATCCAATTACTAACTTTCACGACGGCTTCCTTTATTGTCCACCTGTTCACAATCTCCTTTTAGTCCTACTCGCTTTCAAAGGATATAGTTTACGTGTTGAACCGTTTTACTGGTACCCACTCTTACCATACGACCCGCAAAGGTGGTGGGGAATAGACATACGGTGTTGCCGAAACTGTAGCAAGTAACGATAGACTTAGAAACACCGAGGAATACTCAACCTCATGACTACCATGCTTTACCTGCTAACACTCGCGCAAACCTATCACTAGGCCCAAATACTCGACTTCTGGAAATTATTTTAGGATTTAATGCCTTTTCTCTTTTAACCGTAGTATTCCGGGTTTACCGTCTATAAAACAGTCTCAAGAGCATTATTGCTTCTTTACCGTAACAGCTTTTCGAGGTCATCGAAGAGAACTCGTACGGACTTATTGGCCCTTCAGAAGAATTAGATTGTCATCGAGTATAGTATCTGCGTCAATGCTGTTGTCAATGTTCCGACCTCCAGAACCTTTCCAATCTGTCTTTCCCAGCATCGCTGCCCTTGTTTGTATTGCTCCTTGAGTATTTTGTTTATCATTACTTAGTGCTTTGGATTTTAATGTAGCTAATCCTGTTTGTCAAGCACCTCGTAAAATTGATATAGATGTAATATCTACAAGCAATTTCCGTGCCTCTTTTGAATCTTCACGAAAATAAATCTTATATTATAGCACGAAAATTGCTTGCTAAGTAAAGAGCGGAAGAGTAAATTTTTCAACACCGAGAAAGGAAACATTGAAGATGTCAAAGTTTTACGGCTACAATAACATTGTTATTCGCCACCCTAAAATGCCCGATACAATTACTATCGCAATTCAGGAAGTGTACGGGTTGATGCTTCGTATTCGTTCTGACGAGTGGCAGGTTCTAACATCCAAAGGATTCGAGCCGCTGCGTAAAATTACAGAGGTCGTTCTTGATAATCAGACTTCTGTTTCATGCAAGCTAAAACACGGAGCATTACTGTATCATCCCGATACAAACAAAGTATATGACTATAAGACAGAGAGCCCGGTTGAGCTGTCAAACCTGAAGAAATCTACTCAGCTTTGTCGTTATGTTGTTCCGATAGACCAAACAGGCGATGTGAACTGGCAGCGAGAAGGTATCGAACGCATTGTAACAATGACATTGCCGAAGGCTCAGCCATTCTATGTGATTCATGGTCCCGAAACAGTATATGTTGATAACGTTCTTTTTGCCACCAAATGAGAAAATTCAAGCACATTAAAGAAGTTGATAACTGGGAAGTGTTGACTCCAAGTGGTTATAAGCCTGTTTCTAAGGCAATGCTTACAGAGCCATATGACGAGTACAAACTCACAACGGTATCCGACAAAACACTACACGCCGCAGATGACCACATTGTCATTCTTGAGGATGGTAGTGAGTGTTTCATGCGCGACCTTGAGTCTGGAATGCGCGTAAAATGTGAGAAAGAGACGGAAATCGTCGAACATTGTGTTTCAACAGGCTTGACTCATGATATGTACGACTTCGAAGTGCCCGATGGTCATGTGTACTACACAGACGGAATACTCTCTCATAACACGACAACATCTGCTGCTTATCTTCTTCATCAGGCTATCACGCGACCGAATATTACAATAGCAATCCTTGCGAACAAGGGTTCAACCGCCGCCGAGATTCTTGAGCGCATTAAGTTCGCATACGAGAACTTGCCATGGTTTCTTCAGGTTGGTGTGAAAACATGGAATAAGAGTTATATTGAACTTGGCAATGGTTCGAAGATTATCACAGCTGCGACGAGTTCAAGTTCAATTCGTGGTAAGTCAATCAACATCCTTTTCTTGGATGAGTTTGGCTTCGTAGAAAATCAGGTTGAGTTTTACACGTCAACCTATCCTGTTATTTCCGCAGGTAAGACAACACAGGTCATTATTACTTCAACGCCCCATGGATTGGATTTATTCTACAAAATCTGGACTGATGCCGAAGAGGGGCGAAACAAGTTCAAGACTGTTGGTTACGACTGGACTGTCGTTCCTGGTAGAGATGAGAAGTGGAAAGAAGAAACGATTGCAAACACATCGCCTGTTCAGTTTGCTCAAGAATATGAATGTGTTGGTGGCGATACTATTGTAACAATTGAGTTTGATGGGATTGAACAGGATATAACAATAGAAAACTTGTTCAAGTTTGAATCATACGACAGATATCTAATCAAAACACCACACGGCTTTGAGAAATTTGATGACGTTATTACTAAGAAGGCAAATACTCTTAGGATAACATTCAAAGATGGCTCGGGCATTGTTGTAACTCATAACCACAGATTCTTCATTTATGATATGTGGGAGTTTGCCGAGCATCTTGAAGTCGGAGAAATTCTCAACGGTAAAGAAATTGTTAAGATTGAAGAAAACGGCATCTGCGATGTATATGATGTTGTTAATACAGAAAGCCACTCGTACATAACAAACGGAGTCGTTTCTCATAATTGCTCGTTCCTAGGCAGCTCGAATACTCTTATCGCAGGCTGGAAGCTTCAGCAGCTCACATTCAAAGAACCAGAAGAAAAAGACGAAGTGTGGAGCATCTATAATAAACCCGAACCAAATCACAATTATTGCATGACCGTCGATGTCGCCGAAGGCTTGGGTCAGGACTATGCTGTTATTTCTATATTCGACGTGACAGAAATGCCGTACAAACACGTCGCTGTCTTCAGGAACAATCTTATTCAGCCGATTGCACTGGCAGAAGTAGCATTCAAGGCAGCCAACAAATATAATGAAGCTTATATACTTGTTGAGAACAATAGTATTGGCAAGATTGTTGCCGATTCACTATATTATGATTTTGAGTACGAAAACATGTTCTCATCTGTTGCTCGAAACGGTGAAACAGATGTCAGCTTTTCCGGTAAAACTCCGGGAATCAGAACAACATCGAAAACCAAGGCACTTGGTTGTTCTCAGCTGAAATCTCTTATTGAGAACGACGGTCTAATAACACACGATTTCAATGCTGTTTCCGAATTGTCGACGTTCTCACAGAAAGGCAGAACATTCAGAGCCGATAACGGCAAACATGACGATGTTGTAATGACAATGGTTGTGTTTGCATGGTTCACTGCTCAACCATTCTTTGAAGATATGTTCGACGTCAATGTTAGAAAAGCATTGCGTGAATCAATGGATGTAGATAGTAATATAGGCTTCATGTTCTTCGATGACGGAATTAATGACGACGAACCTGTTGTCGATATGTTTAACTAAAGGGAAGATTATATGATTCATCCGCTATTCTTGAGAAGTGTTGCAGGCAATGCAATCGAAAGTCTCAGGGTATTATCAGATTACGAATTGTCTGATATCATGCTTGCAATTCAGCAAGAGGATTTTGCGACATTAAGTCAGGCTATTCAAGATACCGAGTTGTCAGCATTTGCTCGAGATTTCGAGATGCTCGCAAGAGTAGTTCAGAGCGAGATTATGACTCGCTGGCAGCTAGAAGTTGAACTGAAGAGAAAGCATGTCAACGCTTGAAATACTGTATAATGTTAATCGAAAAGTGAAGGCATTTGACCCCGATGTTAATTTAGGCGGATGCGGCTACATGGCATTAACATTGTATAACTGCTTATCGAAGCAAACCGATATTTCGAATGTTCGAATTGTGTTTCAGGATTATCAGACAGAAAATCATATTGAAGAGATGCTGAAATCTGGTTCAATCGGAGTTGAAGAGTTTCTAGATTCTGCATTATGGGACCACATCTTCGTCGAGTTTGAATTTAACAACGAAGTCTATGTTGCCGATGCACTCGAAACATGGGTTAGGGCCGATTATCTAAGAGAACGCTTAGACGAAAATATATACGACTATTCTGTTTCGTATTACGACTTGCGAAGACTCATAAATCGGATTGAATGGTCGGATACATATAACAAACAGAACACGAAACGATTACGAAACATTATAAGGCGAGAGTTTAAATGTCAAACAGAGATTTTGTGAAAGAGGTCACAACCGCACTTGGCGGAATTACCAAGGTTCTCGACAAGGCCGTCGAAGTCAGAACACGCGGATTCGATGCTCAGATTCCATTGAAGAAAACCTATAAGGGCGTCAACACAATTAAGGTCACAAACGAGAACGGCAAGCTTGAAGTGATGTTCTATATGATTAACCCTAAGAAATACATTCTGAAGAAAATTGCAACAGTCGAGATTAAGTCGCTTGACGAACTTGCTTCCGTTATTGAAAAACAGATTGGGTTGAAATTCTGATGAAAACTATTTTTGTATTCGAGAGCAATCTCGCAGGCTGTCATGAATACGGTAATGCAAGTGTCGCACGAGCAGAACACGGAGCCGAATATGGTGTATCGTTCGGAATGACCGGCAATGCCTATGCAATCCCTGTAAAAGACGAAAAGCTCAAATTGCTGAAGCTTGACCAGATTGCATTGTATGTTGAAGCATTCATTCGCTTTGCTCAGGCTAATCCCGAACTCGAATTCTATGTGAACAAGATTGGATTTGGTCTCAATGCCTATGGCAGACACACAATGCGGAAACTGTTTCTGACTTCTTTACCTAATATCAAATTCGACAAAGAGTGGGGATTGTAATATGGCATCGCTATTCTTCAATCAGAGCAACTTCAACGAGTTTGTTATTGACCCGACTTCGGCTGGCAAGGGAATGTTTCATGTTCTCGAGAAGGTTCTTTGTGATGGTTGGCAGTCTGTCGAGATTGATAGTGCAGATGTTGCTGATGGCGAACTGAAGGTTGTCGCCAAGGCAAATCTGCCAAAAGAATTTGCGTGGATGGTATTGTGCGAGCTGTCAACAGGCAATGTATCAATTGACGGCGAGTATCGTTGCACGAGTGTTGATGGTAAGGAAGCAAGGTTCAAGCCTGCTAATCGAACAGTTCCGAACGGCTCGGCGAGTCGTGGTTCTATCGTTGTTAAGAGTGCAGGATGGGAAAAACTGTATCGAGACGAACGTGTCATGGTTGTCAGACCCAAGAAAACAGATAGTCGTTGTATTTTGTTTTTGCGTGACCTAGCCAAGGGGATGATACCGGGATGGAATCAACCGTTTGATTTGACCAAAGACAAGGTTCCGCCGAGCAATCCTGCAAACTACGACGAATTTATGCAAATGTTCTGGCTGAGAGATTACGATAAGACCAAGACTCATGCCGAGAACTATAATCTGTATAATATTCAGATTGACCAGGAAAACTATCCATATTCTACACCGCAGTTCAAGCAAAACGAGAGTAATTTGCCGTTAGTGTGCAATAAGTCGAGGGCATATTACAAACAACGAAATTTTCCTGGTCATAATGTTTGGTATCTTGTCGTTCAACCAGAAATGATTTTCTGGGGATTCCCTACTTATTGGTATCAAAACAGTTCGTCTTTCACTGCAATGAATTGTTTTGCTGCTGGTCTCATTAAGAATGCTACGGGCGAAGTCATTGCATATGCTTCGGTCATGAATTATACTAGTACTTCAAATTATATCAAATCATACGAAAACGGTGATTTTGCTACCATTTCCCCATTCAGTTATCTGAAAAATAGAATTTTTTCGAATATTATTCAGGCTGGTTCAGTTGGGTTGATGCAATATACAATCAATTCTACTCCAAACTCAAAATATCGTTTTGGTAATGGCTCAAACGAATATCTTGGTTTAACACCATTTGCCATCAGACCAGCAGTATCATTACTGCACGTTAATCACGGATGGATTCCATATGCAGAAATGCCGTTCCTTGATATTTTTGTACCCAATGATGGTCAGACAAATCTGATTAGGTTTGTTACAATTAATAACAAGCTTCATCTTGTATTGCGTGTTTCAAGTAATGAGTACAATAACAGCGGCGACACCACATTCATGGGCATTGAACTATGAAACATTATCTTGAATTCAGCGGCAGAGGAAACGACAAATACCTGCCGCTTTCTTATAAGTTAATAAACTATGCCGATGGTTCAGACCACACTTCAGATTGGACGTGGCTTCAGAATTTAAAACCAAACAGTTATTGGGTTAAAAATGACATTGTTCGACTTCTGAAGATATTCACGAAAGAAAGAAACCTTGTTCAGTTTACGAATTGTGTGAAACTACCAAACGGGGATTACGAGTTCACTTGTTCGACCGAGCCGCCCTATACAGTCTGGAATCAGTTTGAGATAAGAAACACGAAACACAGATTTCATGTTCGCGAAGTGAGCGGCACTAAGCTAGTTGGTACATTGTGTTCTGATGACGAATTCAGCATTCAGGCATCGGGTGAGCTCATTGCAGGTCGTTCTCCGATGAAAGTGATAAAGGAAGAGGAAAACAGTATTATTCTTGAATGTTTCGGAATCATTTTTGAGTTTAATTCTGGCTCCGGAGTATGGAGTATTGCACTGATCGAAGAAGAACTCAAATTAGGTTTCTATTCTGCCACATCAAATAGTGCATCATATTTCCATTCAACTAGTCACGGCGGTTTCGGCTTATTCTTCGGAGCAAATGATTTCTGTTTCATTGGTCCAACAATTATGGCAATTTACATTAGGCGAGATACATCAACTCATGTAATTTTCACAAATGCGTCATATGAAATTTTTGATGGCACGATAACGAATATTGGTAAGGTTGAAACTCCGAGTTATAACAGCGGACAGCTCGACGAGAGTTTTGCAACAGAAGAACCGAAAGTCTTCACTCCGGTTCCAACCAGATTTGCCGAGATTACGAGTTATTCGGATGATTTCTATTCATCCTACCTTAAAACAAATTTCGGTGTGGCGCTTGGATACTGGAAACCGAAACAGGGCAGTATTCACGGACTTCTGCCTTGCCGAGACAATAGGGCAGTTTGTTTCTATTCTGCAAATTATCCATTAATTACAGTTCCGCTCATGGCACTTCAGGTTGGGAGAGACGAATGGCAGTAAATGTATTCACACTTGATATGATGGATGAGTTCATGCCAGAAGGCGGCAAACCATGGAAAGATAACAAGGCTGTTTGTATGAGAAACAAGCCAGATGTTATCGAAGCATTATACAAGGTTTTCACATCTGGCTTCTCGTCCACTAAAACTATTACGAGTACGAGTTCAATAGAGAAATACTATGAGGCTCATTTATCTGCTCCGATTGGATTGAGCCCTGGATGCTTGATTCGAGTTAACGGCAAAACTGGTCGAGTAATCGAAAACCGTGTTAATTCTCTCGTTGTTGATACCGACATTGGTTCAGGAAATATCGAAGTTCTCGGATTAGGATTCAAGCCTTCTTCTGTTGATGGTGCAAACAATAAGTTCACAGTTAAAGATAGATACGACAACGAGATTGAGTTTTCTTTCCTGTTTCCTGCTGTTGGTGCAACCACATATCAGACAGAGAAACCTCTCATTCAACTGAAAGTGCTTGGTATTACTCGCACACTCGCTTGGTACCCGAGCAATGCACCAAATACGGTTGCGACAGTTGACATGATTCTGCACCAGACATTCCAGTCGTTTGTTTCTGATGGCAATATCTTATGGTATAGTGTTTCTGCACATTTCGACCTGAAGTATCCTGCTGTTCAAGGGTATAACACATATCATATGATTGGCGCGTTTGATGATAAGTTTTTCTGGCTGCCAACAGAAGAAAAGGCCCATTCTTTGAATTGGTCAACAGCAACAGGCACGGTGTCTGGACCGTTCGGATATAAGATGAATAATTTTATGGGCAGAGCTAGTAGACCTGCTGGACCTTATCATAAAACACTTAATCCGAATGCCAATCAAAACGAGACTATATTTTTGATTAACGGACTTGGCTATTTTGCAATACCCAGTATTAGTTTAAAAGGCTCAAGAAATTCGGATTATGTTATCACAGACAATATATACTTCATGAAATACGGCACCTATCGAGTGCCTGGTGCAGCGGCATATTGTCAGGGTAAGTTTGGAACACCGAATACCATGTTTGAAAACGAGGGCGAAATGTTCTGGCAAGGCGAAATGTATATGCAGGGCATTCCACATCTATTCTATCTCGACACCAAGAGATGGGAGAATCTGAATGTATGATAAATTCTTAAGTGTGAAGGGTTCGTCTGTTCTAATGGAAGCACAATCTCCGCAGTATTTTGATATACAATACTTCAAGGATTATGTTCGAATCAAGCATAAATCGGCCGCAAGTTATTCATACGGCTTATTCATTCGAGACCCCGGTCAATTTACTGTTCTTCAGAAATACCCGATTGCCGAGTATCGAATCAAGCTAAAAAACAACGAGCAGAAACCAATTACAATTTATTTCAATACCACACCTTCTCAGAAGATTGGACCTATTCCTGCTAATTCAGAGTATGAGCTGGTAGTTCCGATTGCATACTGTTCGACCTATACTAATATGCAGTGGCGAATTATTATGTCGTTTGACGAAAAACTCGTTAATGGTCTAGACATTTACGAAATTCAAGCCTGGACTGATATTGGTGAAAGACAAGGTGTAATCAAGAAAATTGATTATGTTATTGAAAACCGTCTAATGCCGATTGCTGGTTTCGATGCTTCGTTTGATGGTCATCTTGAAGCACCGTATATGGACGGAACTGTTAGTGTTAAAGGCACGCCAATTCCATACGCTACTATCAGAGTTGAAAATATTTCGACTTTGCAAACCTACTATATAGCTACAGATGCGGCAGGAAAATATCACATTAATGTAGCATACAATGAACGATACAATCAATTCCGTCTGACAGCGTTTGACCCCAGTCGCACCTACAATACAATGGTTAGGGATTATGTAATTCCGAAAGACGTTAAAAACACCATTGGCCCGTTCAATTACAAATAGGAAGAATCAAAACATGAGAGACCAATATCGATACAAAATTGAAGCAAACGCTAAGGCACTTGATTATGTGAAATCCAAGATTCCGAATTACTCCGAATTGTTTCCGATTGACGGAGAATGGTCAGTTTCCACAGATATCGAAATTGATTATATCCTAGAAGAATACATGACACTTCGCCCCGAAATGATTGTTGGTCTCCATTTTGAATCAACCGAGATTGACGAATCTGGATATATTCTGTTCAAGGATGGTCGCAAACGCTGGGTGGAGTAACAGTCGCTATGACTTGCTTTGCATCGGTATTTTCGAGAAAGAAACTCGGCGCAGAATACGACCACCCGAATCTCTTGAAGCTTCTGAATGTGCCTTATGCTGCCGAGATATTCTTCTCAGAATTGTGGCAGTCGAGATTCAATACTCCGACAGTAATGGCAACGTCCAAGATACAAACAGGCTGGGACTTCAAGACAACGACACACGAGGTTGAAGTGAAATCATGTGTTGGTCGTATTAGGCATGGCAATAACGAGTTTCAGATTAACAAGCTTCAGCATAAGACAAAGGCTCATCTCTGCACATTGTTCGATGCACCAGACAACGAGTATTGTATGATTGGGTTTGCAATCCCGCCGTCTGTTTGGACTCCGCTTATGACCAAGTCTGGTATTATCTCCTTCACAATGACCGCAGACTATTCTCCCAGAATTGTTAAGCCCGAACTCAAAGAGTTTCTGAAGTATCATACACTTTATTCTAGAGTAACACTCTCAACACTATTTGACACGATATGAACCATAACGCTATAATCACGCAGGATTTCAAACTAGTCATCCCTCAGTTTGAACATCTTAATTATTTCATACAACGAGCACCACTCCCAGGGATGCACCAGACCGCTATTGATACTGGTTATGCTCACAATAGGGTCAAGATTCCTGGCGAAACATTACAATACGACCCGTTGACACTAGACTTCATTGTCGACGAGGAAATGGAGAATTACAGACAGCTTCAGCTGTGGATGCAGTCTATGCACGATAAGGAATATCCGTTCGAAAGAACACGCGACCTTACCCTGCATATTATGACACGAAACAAGACTGCAAATATCGAATACACTTTCTACGGTGCATTCCCCACAGATATTGAACAGTTGTCATTCGACTCTACTCTTGGTTCTGTAGAGAATCAGACTTGTAATGTTATATTCCAGTACGAGTGGTATGCAATGACAAAAGGTCCGAACATCAAATGACACTCAGTGAAATTCAGGCTGAAATCAAGAAAGACTCGCAGTTGGATAAAAACCATCTTGACCGCGAGTCTATTTCCATTTCAAGCCTTCATGCAAAATGGTTGACAATTCTTGCAGGTGAATCCAAGTTATTCAGAGCCATCAAAGCCGAACACGATAAGCTTGTTCTTGAGCTCACTCTCTATTATATGGGCAAAGCATCTGATGAAGTGTACAAAGGAAAGCCTCTTCAGCACAAGGTTCTGAAGCAAGAACTTCAGACCTGGCTAGATGCAGACGATGATTATATTGCATCGAAGATGAAGCTAGAAGACACCGAGCTGAAGATAACAATGATAGATAGCTTCATGAATGAACTTAAACAGAGAAGTTTCAATATCAGAAATGCAATCGAGTTCGAGAAGTTCAAGGCAGGCGGATTCTAATGACAGACATCAAACTATACAAGCAAAACGAACTCTATATCGTGATTGAAACATCGCCTTCAATCTGGTACGAGCTTCGTGATGTATTCAGGTTCAGACCAGACGGATACAAGTATACGCCGAAGTTCAAGTACGGTACATGGGATGGCTATATTAGTCTGATTGATATTCGTAATCGTCGTATTCCTCAGGGCTTGATACCCGAACTAATGCAGTGGGCAAAGAAATGCGGCTATTCTGTTGAGTTCGATAAAGATAGCGGTAAGCTAATTAGAAAGTTTGATTGTTCGGCGTTTCTTGATAACTGGTCAGAGTATGTTAGGTTTGAACCATACGATTATCAGCTTGAGGCAGTTGAAAACATTCTGAAGCTGAATAAGTGTCTGGTATTATCGCCAACTTCGAGTGGGAAGAGCCTCATATGTGCCTTATTAATCAAATACTTATTATCTAATACGAAATATCGTATCCTAATCACAGTACCAACGACACAGTTGGTTGAACAGCTCGCAGCCGATTTCTACGATTACGCTCCAGACAAGGCAAAGGCTATTATCCCTCACAAAGTATATGGCGGCAAGGAAAAGTATTCAGACAATCGTGTCGTTATCTCAACGTGGCAATCAATGCTTAAGATGCCTAAAGAATACTTCACACAATTCGATGTCTATATCTGCGATGAGGCACATCAGGCTGACGGCAAATCAATATCTGGTATTATCAACAAGCTTGAAGACACATCTGTCATTCGTGTTGGCTTAACTGGCACTCTTGACGGAACCAAGTGTCATCTAATGCAGATGAAAGCATTGTTTGGTCCAGTAATCAAAACACTATCAACAAAAGAACTAATGGAACGCGGCAATATAACTCAGATGGATATCAGTGTTGAAATCCTCAAGTACATTGACAAGCCACGCATTGGTGCTGATTATCATGCAGAAATTGACTATATCGTTGAAGACCAGAATCGCCTTGATTATGTTAGTGAAAGAGCATTAAACCTGTCGAATAATACACTAGTATTGTTTAATTTTGTTGACAAGCATGGCAAGCCGCTATATACTAACACTATTGAACGTAATAATGGTCGCAAAGAAATCTATTACTTGTCTGGAGAAACACCAATTGAAGAGCGCGAAGAGATACGACAGAAGTTTGCTACTCAAGACAATATTGTACTATTTGCATCGTTTGGCACTTTCTCGACTGGTATTAACGCTCCGAACATTCATAACCTAATTCTCGCTCATCCGGGCAAGGCTCGTATCAGAACATTACAGAGTATTGGTCGAGCACTCAGAAAGATGAAGAACAAGAACAAGGCACTGGTAATCGATATTGCAGATGACCTCAAGCCTGGCAACAAAAAGAAGAATCATTCATACAACCACTTACTGAAACGATTGGAAATTTATGAGTCTGAAAAGTTTGATTATACTGTTAGAACAGTGGAGATAGGCGATGGCAGAGTATGTGAATAAGGAAAAGCTGCATGAGATTCTATGCCATCATGTCGAGAATGTTAAACGAGCCGAAGCTGCTGGTCTGATTCCTCCGAAAGCACCAGATGAGATTGGACGAGCAATTATTGACATTGCCCACGGTTTATCTTATAAACACAATTTCCGCAATTATAGCTGGCGAGATGAGATGGTAGATGACGGTATTGTCGCTGCCACTCGTGCTATTAACAAGTATGACCCCGAACGCAGCAATAACCCGTTTGGATTCTTCACACAATGTATCTACTGGGCATTCCAGAACAGAATTAAACGCGAAAACGAGGAAGCCAAACAGCGCAGGGAATACATGAAGAGCGTTCTTGAAGACTTCTATGATGACGGTCCAGATGGTGTGCATCATGACATCGACAAAGAATCAATTATTCAGATGATAGACAGATGATTATAGTCGGAACAGATTTTCACTTCGGTGCTCGGAACGATGACGAAGTTATAATGAAGGCTCAGTTGGACTTCATTGACAATGTTTTCGTTCCTCAGATTCAGAAGCACAATATCAAGCATTTCCTCAATCTCGGCGATACATGGGATAAGAGGAAAATTCTCAATATCAAGACCTATAATACCATTCGACAGAGATTTTTCGATGTTCTTCGTGACCTCGATGTAATGCAGTATATGCTTATCGGCAATCATGACATATACTATAAGAACACGAATGAAGTGAACAGTCTTTCTCAGCTAGAAAAGGATTATCCAAACATTCATGTCGTTAAGAGTTTCAAGGATATCACAATCGGAGAAACCACATTCGGCATGATGTCTTGGATTAACAATAGCAATCTTGAAGAAGCCAAGAGATTCATTGAAACCTCGAATGCCAATATCATATGCGGGCACTTCGAAACTGTCGGCTTTGAGTTATTGCCAGGCATTAAGGCAGAGCACGGACTCGAAAAAGAATGGTTCTCTAGATTCGATGAAGTCTGGTCTGGTCATTTCCATATTCCGTCCAAGCAGGGAAACTTCGAATATATTGGTAACCCGTTTGATACGAGCTGGTCGGACTATAATCAACGCAAATCTGTTATTCTGTTTGACGAGAACACAAAACATAAAGAGTATATCCACAATCCATATAGATTGTATAAAGTAATTGATTATTCGGATTCAATAGATATTCTCAATTACGACTTTTCTGACCTGAAAGACAAGTTTGTTCGCATCAATGTGTCAAGCATGGAGATTTCCGATAACTCTAAGCTTGCACTCTTCATTGACAGTGTTCAGCGCGAAGCATATAATACCGAGGTTACAGAAACTGGTCAGCTTTCTTTTGTTCAGCCAGAAGATGAACTCGATATGCAAGCACCGCAAGATACATTGTCGAAAATCTTATCGACTGTCGATAGTATGGAACTTGCCGGGCTTGATAAAACAAAGCTGAAGGATATGTTGACACAGTTATACAGCGATGCTGAAGAGGAAATGTCGAAATGAATTTTATCAAGTTCCATTGGGTTAAGTGCCAGAACCTTGCCAGTGTTGGCAATATGCCTATCACTATTCAGCTTGATAAATCAAACACGACTGTGGTTCTCGGGAATAATGGTGTTGGTAAATCAAGTCTTATCCTTGATTCTCTTTGTTATGCACTATTCGGAAAACCATTCAGAAACGTGACCATTCCTCAGCTTGTGAACAATCGTAATGGCAGAGGAATGCTAGTTGAAACAGAATTCACACGCGGTGGCGATAAGATTCGAGTAAAACGCGGACACAATCCTAGAATCTTCGAAATCTATATTAACGACAAGCTGGTTGACCAGTCTGCAAAGGCACGAGACTATCAGAAGTATTTTGAAGATAAAATCCTCGGTATCGACTATACTGCATTCACACAGATTGTCATGATTGGTAAAGCATCATACACACCATTCATGGCATTGAACCGAGGTGCAAGACGATTATTTGTAGAACGTGTACTTGGTCTCGATATATTCGGAGTAATGACAGCACTTCACAAAGACAAGGTTTACTGGTCAAACAGATGTGTTGAAGAACTCAAAACCAATATCAAGCTGAAGGGCGAGGCTGTTAAGGCACAGACCAAGCTTGTTGCACATGTTGAACAATCGACAAAACAATCGCTTGACGAAAAGCACGAAGCTGTTCAGAAACAAATTGAAAAGCACGAAGCCGAGATTGAATCTCTGAGACAAGACAAGCAAAGTATCATTGATAGTATCGAACAGGTCAATGTTCAAGAACTGAAGAAAGACAAGCAAACAGCAATGTCGCGTATTACAAGGATTAAAGACCTTCGAGCAGTTATCAAGTCCAATGCTGCGACAGCCGAGCGCGAAAAGTTATTCTTCGAAACTAATAACCTTTGTCCGACTTGTAAACAAAGTATCACAGACGAACATAGACACCATCATATTGACGAGCGACAGAGGAAGCTTGAGCAATTCGATAAATCAACTGCTGAGCTTGAGCCATTGCTTCTTGAAGCCGAGCAGTCGTTTGAACATGCTTCGAAGTCGATTGATGCTATTGCGGCAAAGATAAAGCAAGCAAAATCAATTGAAGCATCTATTAAGCGTATTGAAGCCGATATATCAAACTTGACGTCAAGTAAACAATCCATTAAAATAGATGATACGAAACTGGAGACAGAGAAAGCAACACTCGAAACCCTTAAAGAAGAGCTTGCCGAATCATTGTCCGAATATAACCATAATTCGACAGAAGCAAATTATCTCAACTTCATTTCTCTTTGTCTGAAAGACACTGGTATTAAGTCAACAATCATTAACGAGTACATTCCGATTATTAACTCAATGGTAAATCAGAATATTAAGAAACTCGGATTGTTTGCAACAGTTAAGCTTGATGACCAGTTCAACGAAGAAATCAGGATTCGTGGCTTCGAACCAATGTCGTACAATCAGATGTCAGAAGGCGAGAAACTGCGACTTGATATGGCAGTAATGATGGCATGGCGAGATGTTGCAAGGCTGAAATCGAATATGAGCTGCAATCTTCTTATTATGGACGAGATATTCGATAGCTCGGTCGATGCCGAAGGTACACAAGCATTCGCAGACCTGTTAAAATCTGTTTCTAACCTGAATGTGTTTGTAATTACACATACACCAGAAAAACTGGCAGATTCATTCCGTTCTTTCATTAGGCTTGAGAAGAAAGACGGGTTCACAACGATAGCCGCAAACGGCAATTACTAAAGAAAGGAAGTATCAAGCATGAAGTTATCAGCACGAACCATCGAATTGTTGAAGAACTTTTCGACCATTAATCAGGGTATGTTATTCCTGCCCGGGAAACAAATCAGCACGATGTCGATTATGAAGAACGGCTTCGCCCGTGCAGCAATCGAAGAAGAACTGCCGCGTCGATTTGCACTCTATTCATTGCCCGAGTTTCTCGGTGTTCTGAGTCTCTTCAACGACCCGGATATTGACCTTAAAGACGACCATATGATTATCAAATCTGGTTCTCAGAAGGTGAAATACTACTATGCTTCAGAAGCGATTATTGTGTCTCCGCCCGAAGGCAAAACCATCACGCTGAAAACAGTTGACGCAAAACTCACCTTGTCTGAAGATGTTTTGTCGCAGATTGCGAAGACTGCTGCTATTATGCGTTTCGATGTTATTTCAATTTCTAAAGAAGGCATCAAAGCATTCGATAGCGCCACTAATCGCAATGGTTCAGGTAACATGATTAACATCGATGTTGAGGTAGAAACAGAAAGTGATAAAGAGTTCAAACTCAAAATTGATAATCTGAAAATGCTGCCTGGCGACTACGAAGTTTCTATTTGCGAAGCTGGTATTACAGAGTTCAAGTCCGTTGCTGATGTGAACCTGGTTTACAATATTCCCTTAGAGAAGGCATAAGATATGGCGATAACTTCAAATCCTGAGCAATTCCTGTGGGTGGAGAAGTATCGCCCTCGCACTATTGCTGACACCATTATGCCTGAAAGGATAAGAAAACAACTTCAACCAATGGTCGACACTAAGTCATTGAGCAACTTACTTTTTGTCGGTTCAGCCGGTCTGGGCAAATGTCTTGGGTATGATACTGAGATCAATATTATGGTGAGTGCAGAGCTTTATGAGAGAATGAAACAGAATAAATGTTTCTAGCCAATTCCTGGATTAAATAATAACATAATATTTAATCCAGGAATTATTATGAAGAAAGTTTTAGATATTCATGAAAAGGCTGAACGTGTATTTTCAACTATCGACAACATAGAACCAAAACTTAAAACTAAAATTTATGAATATATTGTATTGAATGAGCATTTTGTTCTGTCATCAAATTTATATGAGGAATTTATACCACATATACGAGAAAAATTTAATATAACAAATAATTGTAAATTGAGACTCGACTACTGGGCTCAACGAGGGTGGGGGCCGTTAGCTGAAACAAAATGGATTGAATACAGAAAATATAGGGGCGATAGTCAAAGAAAGACAAGAAAAGAAAAACGTATAAGGCGGTACAAGCGAGATTGGAATTGGGTAACTATGTATCGTGCAATTTTAAGTTTTAAAGGAAGACTTGTCGGTGAAAAGAGAGAACAAGTTAAACAAGGAATGCTAAATGCGTTGGAAACTGGCAACGTTTTCTATTCTAGCCCCAGAGCGTTTGCAGCAAATCTTATTTTTAAATTATCGGGAAAATCTAGAAGTGCATTTCGTGTTGAATATTGGTTAGATTTTGGGTATTCTCTTGAAGAAGCAAATGCTATTGTTTCTAAAAACTCAAAACAAGCATCAGATATTAGTTATAGTGCACCAAAACATGAGATACGAAAACGAAATGTACGATGTGTTGAGTATTGGACATCTAGAGGATTTTCAGAAGAATATGGCCGCAAACAAATATCCAACAATCAAACAAAATTGTCAAGTTTAGAAGGATACATTGAAAAATATGGTGAAGAAGAAGGAAGACGTTTACGGAAAGAGAGAACAGAAAAGTGGATTAAAACACTGAAGAGCAAACCAAATTATAAGGATATATGTAAATCAAAAGGTAAAACGCATCAATACTTTGTTGAGAAATATGGCGAAGATCGTGCCAATGAGATTAAGGATAGTCGTATTACTAAATATGGCATTTCAAAAGAATCAATATCATTCTTTAGTGAACTGTGTGATATTTTAGAAATTAATAAGGACCAGGTAATTTTCGGAAGAAACGAATATAAAATTAAAACACAGCTAAAGACATATTTGTACGACTTCACAGATATTGATAACAAAATTATTATTGAATATCAAGGAATAGCTTTTCACTCAAAACAACCAGGAGATATAAACATTTTTGGTATTGACACATACGATCATGACCGTTTAAAATTACAAACAGCTAAGGATGCTGGATTTAATGTTATTGAAATTTGGTCAGACGATAATGACAAATTAAGAAAGGCAAAAGAATTTTATGAAGAAGTGTACCGTCAAAATAGGAAAGCTGTTTGAATTTCTAGGTATATTTGATGAACCCTACGAAAGAGAAATTCTTATCGATGAAGATATTTTTGTTGAACTTCCTAGTGGGGATTTTACAAAAATAAATTTCTTTATAAAGAAATTTGCAGATGCCTCGAAAATTGAACTTGAATCAGGCAAGTCATTGATTGCCGCAAATAAACATATCCTGATTGATGAAAATGGAAATCAGGTTTTCCTTGAGAATGCTACTAATATATTGACGACAGACGGTGTTGATAATGTTGAGCATAGAGAATTTATGGGGAAAATTGATTTATTTGATATTGGTATTGACGCCCCGCATTTATATGTTGATTCATCAGGAATTGTCCATCATAACACCACATCAGCTAGGGCATTATGCGAAGAGCTAGATATCGATTATATCCTTATCAACTGTTCAGAAAACGGCAATATTGATACAATCAGAACGACAGTTCGAAACTTTGCTTCTACGATGTCCTTGATGTCTGATTTCAAATGTGTTATATTTGACGAATCAGACGGTTTGTCAAATTCATCTCAACAGGCACTCCGCGGCTTCATTGAAGAGTTTGCAAACAATTGTCGTTTCATCTTCACTGCTAACTTTGGCAACAAGATTATCGAACCTCTGAAATCTCGAACTGTTCAGGTTGACCTATCCTTCACAAAAGAAGAGAAGAAGGCAATGATTATCGCTTTCGACAAACGTGTGAAGGAAATTCTGAAACTTGAGGGAATTGAAGAATACGATTCCAAAGTCTTGGCACAGTTAATCGTTAAGCATTTCCCTGACTTCCGTCGTGTTCTGAATATCCTTCAGAACATTACTCAGACTGGCAAACTCGATGCTTCGGCAATGTCAAGTGTGTCTGTTAATGTTGTTGACGAAGTGTATCAGCTACTAAAGAAACAAGATTTTGTTGGTATGCGACACTGGGTAGCAGAGAATCCAGATAATGATTTACCAACCTTGGTGAGGATGATGTGGCAGAAGGCAGACGAGTACGTTCAGCCCGACAGTATCCCTCAACTTCTGCTATACTTCAATCAATATCAGATTAGCAATGCCACAGTGGTTGACAAAGAAATCAACCTCATGGCAATGCTAACGGAGATAATGGCAGATGTCAGATTCAAAGCCTAGCCCTTTTGATTATGTGAATAGCATAAACAAGAAAACAGGGATGATTGAAGATATTTCGGGTTATATGCCGTTCATGATAAATCGAGCATTTAGTCAATATCCAGATACAATATTCTTCGCAAACGAAGGAAACAAGCTAACTCAGCTTGAACGCGATATGCACTATCGGTTCTATTACAACGGTGTGACCAAAAAGAATCGTTTCTCGAAATGGGGCAAACAGCCACCAAAAGAAGAGGAAGTCGCATTGATTATGGAACTGTATAACTATTCAAGAGAGAAAGCTGAAGAAGTGTTGCCCTTATTCAGCAAAGAAACCCTTAAAGCATTAACTGCCCGTGGAGGTAAGCATGGCAAATGAAATTGATTTGGGCGAGGTTGAACTGAAGCCCGTAAAGGAAGTCGAGCGTTCTGGATTCCGTGTTGAATTTGATGTTGATACTCCTGTTCAGTACTTGACTGCCGACCGTCGTATTCAGACACAATATCCGAAACCTCGTGTTGAGAAAGCCGGCAAAGTTGGCTTATGGTTAGAACCTAGTCAAACCTTGCTTGTTCCAATCTCTACTTCAGAAGAAGGCATGATTGAGGCTAACGAAAATATCGTTATGCTTGGTCTTGATATTAACTGGCCCAAGATTGTGCCTGGTCGAAACTTCAATATTCTGCTAATCAACAATAGCACAGAACGCCAATTCATTGAGAACGGATTAGAACTTGCACAAGTGTTTCCGTTTCAACCTAAACCTGTTCGTAAAGGAAAATAAATGATTCGAGTATTTCACTCAAGCCTGGGTATGATTATCGGCGAAGTAATTAACGAGAATCTTGATGGCGATTACGAAATCAAAAACCCTGTTGTAATCAGCCCTGCTCAGCAAGGTGTACACTTCATTCCGTTGCTGCCTTGTGTTAAAGAAGATTCAATTGAAATGAAGGCCAAGGATATCATCGGAAAACCAATGACACCGCTTGACCAAATTGAATCTGAATATATTAAAATGTTTTCGAAGATTGAATTGCCGTCAAAGCCTAATTTGACCCTGGTAAAATAACATTTGGTTCGTCATCTTCTTCCTCGCCCTCTTCATCTGCTTCTTGCGGTGAGGAGGGTTTCATGTTATACTTGTTGCCGTAGCGTAAACTAATCCATTTAGACACGTTGTCGTTACCAGCAACGGTACAGAGATAAACCATCCATAGTTCAACGAGATGGTCATAGAACGATGGCTGGAACGTGAGATAGATGAAAGAAACAGTACAAACGAAATAGGCGACATTAGCCCAGAACTTGGTGTGGCTTATCTTATTAGAACCAGCACTCTCGAACAATTCAGACAAATCTGTGTGTCTGAGAGCAATGCCCATGATAAGCATTATAAAGACCGAGACACAGATGATAATTAACGTCTGATTAGAAATATTAAAGAAAGGAAAATTCATATGGAGCCCTTTTACACTTATGTTGGCATACATAGAAACCGAGTGGTTCATCGATATGTGAACAGGCATGGGGAACGCAAAATCGATGTTCAAGACTATCAGTTTAGTTTATATTTACCCAGTGCTGACGGTGAATATCGTGGCATGAGGGATGAACCTCTAAAGAGAAAGAAGTTTGATAGCGCAAGAGATATGCGAGAGTGGTATAACGATAATCGCGATATTCTCGAAATCCACGGTATGGAAAGACCGGAGTTCCAGTTCATTGCCGACAAGTATCGTTTGCGACCGCAGCCTTTCGATTTCGGTAAGATTGTAATTGCAAACATTGATATTGAAACCGAGGTTGGCAATGGCTTTCCCGACCCCGATAAAGCCGAACAAGAGATTAACGCGATTACCGTATCTGTTGTTGGCTCAAAATACTACACAACATTTACGACTCTTGATTATGATGCTTCCAAGGATGACGGAGCTAATGAAAACTCTGAGATTATCCTTTGCACATCAGAAACAGAGTTAATTCAACGATTCCTCAATCATCTTGACATTATTCGCCCTGACGCATACACGGGATACAATATTGTCATGTTCGACCTTCCATATATCGTTAATCGCTGTCTTCGACTTGGCTTGAGAGATTATCGACTGCTATCTCCAATACACGAACATGCCCACAATGCTGTGAGCAAGAAAACAAACAATATCACGGGCAAGGATGAGATTAGAATTGAAGGTGTTGCGATTCTCGACTATATTGCATTGTTCAAGAAATTCGGCGGCACACAGGCTTCGTATAAACTTGAATATATTGCTCAGAAAGAACTAGGCAAAGGGAAAGTTGACTACGGCGAATACGCAAACATCAAAGAGTTCTATCTCGGCAATCCGACAAAGTTTGTTCGCTATAACGTGAATGACGTTGCCTTGATTGACGAGCTTGAAGAGAAGAAACGATACCTCTTGCTAGTGTACACTCTTCAATACGATGCGAAGTGTAATACACAAGATGCAATGGGTCAGGTTAAGCTATGGGACAGTTATATCTTCAACTATTGTCGAGCACATGATATCATTATTCCTCCGCACTCGAAAGAGATGCCGAAAGAGATTGAAGGCGCGTTTGTTCTTGAGCCGAAGATTGGCTTGTCTAAGTGGGTTATTTCTCTGGATTTGGCTTCGTTATATCCATCAATTATTCAGCAATACAACATGGGATATGACACAATCGTTAGACACAATCAGAAACGAAAAGGCTTGCTTGAAGATATGATAGCCAACAAGCCTATCCCAGAAGTAGAAGAAGCTCACAATATTGGATGTTCTATTGCTGCAAACGGTACATTATATCGCAACGACAAGACCGCAGTGGCTTCAATATGTGTTAAAGAGATGTTTGACAGTCGTCAGGATTACCGAAAACGGCTGAAGAAACTTCTAATTGAAATTGAAGAACTGCATCACATAAATGAAAGTGCGAAGCATCTCGAAAAAGATACTCCAATGCTTGATGCTTTCCAGCTTGCTAAGAAGGTAGCAATCAATGCCTACTATGGTGCTCAGGCTAATGAAGCATTTCGTTATTATAATCCTGATATTGCCGAAGCTATTACAATGAGCGGTCAGATGACCATTAGATTTATTGGCGATAGAATTTGCAAATATCTTGATGAACTGTTCGGAACTGATACAGGACACGAAAGGTGGTCAGGAGGAGATACCGACAGTGTTGACGGAAAATCTATCATCAATACTAATAAAGGTGATATTACTATTGAGAATATCTATAAAGCTAACAAAGACAACATTATTGAGGTTAGAGGTAAAGATAATTTTATTTGTAAAGTTGATGGTTTGAGTGCTCTGTCGCTGAATGTTGACACGGGTGAAACTGAAATGCGACCAGTTGAATACGTTATGGCGCATAAAGTGAAGAAAAAACTTTACAGGATAAAAAGCGGAGACAAAGAAGTAATTGTGACCGAGGACCATTCTATTATGGTTTCCAGGAACGGGAATATAATTCCTGTTTCTCCAAAAGAACTTCAAGAACACGATATGATTATTAAAGCGTAACAGACACAGATACCCTTGGATAAGTAAACGTAACAGTTTATTAACAACCAAGGGTATCATTATGAGAAAAGTTCTAAAGCCATTAATGGATGAAGTTAATGTTTTGTGTGAGAAAAATAACTGGGCGAGTAAGCCAGCGCGTTCACTTGTTTGGAATTGGGTGACTAAGGGTATTTGTAAACAAGAGGAAGCTATTGATCGCCTAACGAGATATAAGAGCTTAAAACCAACTGCCGTAACAAAGGAAAAACTAATTCTAAAATACGGCGAAGAGGATGGTTTAAAAAGATGGGACCATTATGTTGAACGCCAGAGAATCACTAACACCAAAGAATATAAAATGCAAGTTCATGGTATGACATCCGAAGAGGTCGATGCATATAACAAATCTAGAGCTGTCACATTAGAAAACTGTATTAAACGACATGGTAAAGAGAAAGGTACAGAGATTTTTGAAAAGTATCGGCAACGCCAGGCTTATGCAGGCGTAAAGTTAGAATATTTTATTGAAAAATACGGTGAAGAGCGTGGGAGAGAAGAGTATGAGAGAATAAACGAGATGAAAGCTCATAATTATGAAAATTATAAACGAAGATACGGCAGTAACGCCATACAGAAACTCGAAGAATACTTTTCAAATCGAGGTGGAAATTTTATTAGTACAAGTTCAACAAAATTTTTAGAGATTGTCGATTCGCTTTTAACAGATGATGAATTGCAACATAGTTATAGAGAATACACAGTTTACAGCCATAAACATAATCGTGTGTTTATGTATGACTATGTTAATACCAAATTAAAATTTTGTATTGAATATAATGGAAACTATTGGCACGGGAACCCAAAGATGTATTCCCCTGACGAGGTTATGTCGCATGGTCGTGTAGCCGAAATTTGGGAGAAAGATTATACCAAAATGAGGGTTTTATTTGATAACCGTGATATTTTAAGCTATACTATAGTATGGGAATCAGAAGAGTTATCTAAAGAACAACTTAAGGAATTTATTGATGAACGTAGAAAAGACATCAAACTTTGTAATTGAAGAGCTTGGCGAGATTGAACAATGGGTTTATGATATTGAGGTTGAAGAGAACCATAATTTCTTCGCCAATGGAATACTTGTTCATAACTCTTGTTATATTTCGCTTGAATATCTAGCCGATAAACTGAAAAATGGCAGAGAAATTCCGAATACTAAAATTTGCGACGCCATTGATAAATTCTGCAAGACTAAGCTTGAACCATTCATCGCCGAACAATACGAAGAGCTCGCGAAATACGTTAATGCCCATCACAACACAATGAGCATGAAACGCGAAGTAATTGCTCACGCTGCAATGTGGCGAGCCAAGAAAAACTATGTAATGGAAGTTCTTGATGACGAGGGCGCGAAGTATTATGATATCCCGAAACTGAAAACCATGGGTGTCGAAACAGCAAGAACGACAACGCCTGTCTTCGTCAAAGAAGCCCTGAAGAACTGTTATCGCATTATGCTAAATGGCACTAATGCCGAGCTGCTTGACTATATGAACGAATTCAAGCTAGAATACGATAAGGTTGATATTGATACTATTGCTACTCCGCGTGGTGTGAACAATCTTGATAAATGGGTTGACCATAACGGAGACTATAAGGTCAAGATTCCGTTCCATGTTCGTGCTAGTCTAGAGTACAACCGATTGCTTGATGAACACGGGTTAATTGATTTGCCCAAGATTCAGGACGGCGACAAGATTAAGCTGATTAAATTGGTTAATGCTTCGCCTGTTTCTGGTGGTTATATTGCATATCAAACTCATCTGCCTCCAGAGTTTGGTCTTGAACAATATATAGACCGCGAAGCATTATATCAATCAACATTCGTTTCCCCTGTTGAAAGCTTCACAAGCAAGATTGGCTGGAAACACATTGATGAATTTTCTGTAGATGATTTCTTTGGATAAGAAAGGAAATATTGAATGAGCATTCTTGAAAAACTCAAAAAGAATTCGACAATTAAGGCGACACAGATGTTGTCGGAATCTGAATTCTTTTCAGAACGCGACAGGGTTTCAACTGATATCCCGGCTTTGAATATTGCATTGTCTGGTAGTGTATATGGTGGATTCCTGCCTGGTCTGACATTCTTTGCAGCCCCGTCAAAACACTTCAAGACAAACTTCAGTCTGCTGATGGTTTCTTCGTACATGAAGAAATATCCCGATGCTGTATGTTTGTTCTACGATAGCGAGTATGGCGCCACCCCAGAATACTTTAGTAATATGGGCGTCGATGCTTCTCGTGTTGTGCATACTCCGATTACTAACGTTGAAGAACTGAAGTTCGACCTTGTTGCACAATTAGAAGCAATTGAGAAAGGCGACAGGGTTATCATTATGATTGATAGTATTGGTAACCTTGCATCCAAGAAGGAAGTTGATGACGCCAAGGAACAGAAATCAGTGGCGGATATGTCAAGAGCGAAGGCATTGAAGTCGTTGTTTAGAATTGTGACACCGTATCTTGCCCCGAAATGTATTCCGATGATTGCAATCAATCACACATACCAAACCCTTGAGCTTTATGCGAAGACGATTATGGGTGGTGGTCAGTCAGGGCTGCTTGCAGCAAATACAGTATTTTTCGTGACCCGCGCCCAAGAAAAAGAAGGCAAAGACTTGACTGGCTATCAGTTCACATTGGTTGCTCACAAATCCCGCGATGTTCGCGAAAACAGCAAGATTCCTATTACTGTTGAATTCGATAACGGCATCAAGAAATGGTCTGGATTGTTTGATATTGCTCGCGAGCTTGGCTGGATTGATATGCCATCCTCTGGTTGGTACACAGCACAAAACCCGCATACAAAAGAACTCATTCAAGACAAATGTCGTGCCAAGGATATCGAGCAGTCTGACGAGTTCTGGGAGAAAATGCTTGCGGCTGGTCTCGATAACGACATTCAGAAACATTACAGGCTTGAACTTGTTCAGACCGATAAGTAAACGTTAATGAAAATTTGACGCAGGTCTCGCATTTTGCTATAATGCGGACTTGCAATTATGCCCAATTATTAAGAAAAGGAAATACGATGGCAGTATCAAAAACAAAATGCGATATGGCGCTTGGACAACGTGTTCACGATCATCTGGTTAGTCTTGGTGTCGAAACTCCGATGGTTCAAAACTATCGAGACGAAATCGGGAAACGAGCAATTATCAAGTCTGCGTTCACAAATATCATGGAAGCACTTGGTCTTGACCTAGAAGATGACAGTCTACGTGATACTCCGAATCGTATGGCAAAGATGTATGTTGACGAAATCTTTGCTGGCCTGAATTATGATTACTTTCCGAAGATTACTGTGGTTGAAAATAAGGCAGGATATAAAGATTTGCTTATTGAAAAGGTATCGGCTATTTCATGCTGCGAGCATCACTTTGTGCCTTTCATGACCACTCACAATCCCGACAAGCTTGGTTGCTGGGTTGCATATATTCCTGAGAAGAAAGTTGTTGGTCTGTCCAAGCTGAATCGCATTGTTGAGTTTTTCTGTCGCCGCCCTCAGATTCAAGAACGCCTGGTTGAGCAGATTGCCGAAACAATGAAGTTTATTCTTGAAACCGAGAATGTTGCGGTTGTCATGCGCTCACAACATTTCTGCGTTATGACCCGTGGTGTTGAAGATGCGGACAGCTATACTATCACAAATTCTTTGCACGGTCAGTTCAAAGACCCGACTACTCGTGCTGAACTTATGGCTACGGTGAATCGATAATATGAAATTCGATTATGTTGCTTCTGGCATGGCCCACATGGTTGGGCGTCGTGCCTATGTGGACGAAGCCAAAGACCAGCTCTTGAAGGATTATATTGCCGTTAAGCAATATGCTCAGAACTTCGGGCATGATATTTCGATACTGTTTAATGCGTTTCTTGAAGTTGGTCTTGGTGAACTCATCAAAGACATTGTCAAAGATAACTGCGAACTGTATGCAGATTCTGGCGGCCTGCAAATTGTCACTCAAGGCAAAGTGGTCACTCCAGACCTGAAGCAGAAGATTTATTCTGTACAAGGCGAAATGTCAAAGTATGCAATGTCGTTTGACCAGATACCAATTATTACACCAGAAGGTAGGTCTGGTCGAAACGATACTGATAACAGGTTTGTTGACCTAGAAAACTTCGAGCGATGTGCAAAGCAATCCGGACTTAATCTGAAAGAACAGATTGATGTTTTCATCGAACACGGCTACGAGAGCAAGCCATTTGTCATTGTTCATGGCTACAATCTGCAAAGTTATCAGTTATGGCTTGACATCATTCTTTCTCAATTGACTGACGAAGAAATTGCTCACATTGGTGGCATTGCCGTCGGGGCCGCCGCACTTGGTCAAGGCGAACTCGAGGACTTCGAACGTGCCTTTATCACTGCAAACTTAAAAGCACCTAGTAATGTGAAGAATCACGTTCATTTGCTTGGGGTTGGTTCTGTGAAACGTGTTCTGCCTTTTATTGCACTTGGGTCTAACGGTTCTATTGCTGACGAGGTTTTATTGTCATACGATAGCACCAGTCACACATCCGGAATGAGTATGGCTAATTTTCAGGTTGGTGCTAGACTATACTCAATGAGCGGGACATGCGAGAACCACAACCACGGCGAATATGCAAGAATCTTTAATGTTCTTTCGGATTATTCAAACAAGATTTTCGATAATCGAGTCACCCCCGAGCAAATGAAATTCGCACACCTAATGCCATGCGAAAAGTTTGTTCAACGTGGTCTTGGTTCTGGTGCAGAATTTCACATTGCAATGTGGCGGGCAATGTGGTCAAGCGTGTTACAGATGGTGGAGAGTGTTGCGGAAGTCAACAAGTCATACGACGCATTGACAAACTTCATTAACATGAAGTCTGCAAATCAATACCTTAGCTTTAGATTTGTTAAAGATGAAAAAGACTTCGGCGAATGGCTGAAGTTGAACAGAACAAAGGTTAAGTCGAAGCGTGTTGGCTTCGTTCAAGAACAATTTTCAATAGAGGATTTCCTATGACGGTTCATGTTATTGGTATAGAGCCGATTGAATCACGATACACATTGCAGTGGGACACTCTAATTCCCGAGATGTTGTCTGCTTCTGGTGCGAATGTTGAGGTTTATCGCGGCAATCAGGTTCAATCAACTGTTGGCAATAGTTCGGATTTCCTGGCGTGGGTTCCAACTAATATATGGAAACTCAGCCAGGCTTCGAAATTTGCCGAAGCTATAGCAGAAGGCAAAGTGAAATCCGGCGATGTCGTTTTCATCACAGATTTTTGGAATCCTTGTGTTCTGAACATCAAATACATGGCAGACCTGTCTAATATTGACCTAACTATTATCGGTTATGCTCATGCAGGGATTTATGACACACACGACAGACTTGCTATGCTGTCTGAAACAGAATGGGGCACCTGTTCCGAGAAAGCCATTATTAGCTGCTACGACAATATCGTGTTCGCCACGCAATTCCATCTCGAGTTATTCGAGAAAACCCATGGCAAACACGATAGAAACATCGTTCTACCATTCTTCGGAAACTACATCAAAAAGCATGATGTACCCGAAAAAGAAAATCTCGTGGTATTCTGCCAACGTCATGCTCCGGAGAAGCAACCGCATTTGTTCAAAGAACTGAAGCTACTCTGTTCTGATATGAACCTAGAGTGGTTAGACCTTTCCGAAAACCCATTGCCGAATGCCGAATATATAGAAGTCTTGAAGCGAGCGAAATACTTTGTATCGTTTGCACTTCAAGAAACTCTAGGCATCGGAGCTTTCGAAGCATTGAGTAATGGGTGCATGGTATTATTGCCCGACAGACTTTCGTATTCTGAAATGTACGAGGAAAGTGCTCTATATTGCGATGATAAAGACAATGATGCTATCAACGCATCCGACAAACTCAGATGGCTCGAGGGCTTGTCTCGAGTCAAACTTGACAATATTATAAACGAAAACTATAATAAGGCTTCCAAGTTTTTCGATGGCTCAAGAACTGCCGAATATATTTCAAGAAAGGAAACAAAATGAAACGAGTGTTTGTAACATTCAGCAAGAAAGGTCTGCACAGATATCCTGCTGCTGTTGATTTACCTGGCGTTGAGTTTCTGGCAAATGTGCATCGCCATTTGTTCAAGTTCAAGGTGACCATCGAGGTATTCCACGACGACCGTGATATTGAGTTTCTCTTGTTTCAGGACTTCTGCGAAAAACTGTTTGAAGGCGAACTCAATGTTGACTATAAATCTTGCGAGATGATTAGCAATGAGCTTGCAGCCAAGATTCAAGCCAAGTACCCTGGCCGCTGGCTAGAAATTGAAGTTTCTGAAGATGGCGAGAATGGGAGCATTATTGATTATGATGCTGTTCTTTGATGGCCAAGAAGAGAAGGAGTACTCAAAACGTGTTGCCTTCATGATATCCAGTCAGCATTTTATTCTAACTGGTGGTATCGGAGCCTTCGCCAGGTCATTCGTGAGAATGTGCAAAGACAACGATATCCTTGTTGATATTATTCTTGACAAGGATGTCACTGACGAGAATATGCGCGAGTTTGCATTGAAGAACGACCTAAATCTCATTACGCCGCCAACAGCTTTACCGTATTCAATCCATACCCAGACCTTCTCGTTCACAGATTCATTGAACCTAGAGAAGGTTCTTAATTTCAAGAATTCATTGCTGTTTGCATTGGGCAATAATATCTACGATGCCATCGTAATCAATACGCCAGAAGCTCTGTTTGCAACATATCCTCTTGGCCTGCACAATAGGATTCCTGTGGTGTTCTATACTCATCACGAGAATCTAGTGTTTATGAATTCATACGATAGCGGTGTGTTCTCGAAAGAGTATAACGAGATCGCAATCAATCAAATGTGTTTGTCTGGCATCATTGTTGGCACTCAGAGCGAACTTAATGTGAACAAAATCAAGTCTGCAAGAGATATTGATGTTCGATGCTTACCTATGAAAATTCCCGATGTTGAGTTTCTCAATGATTACGAGACAGAACGCTCGGGTGTCATTTTCATCGGTCGGCACGAAGACAGAAAGAACCCGACCGAATTTGTTAGGATGGCAGCTTCAACGGGCCTCCCTGTTAAGGTTCTGACTAACAAACGCGGCGCAGAAAAGTTCAAGACCGATTTCGACAAGGCCGGCGTTAAAGACTACGACATTAGATATAATCTGTCTGGCGAAGAGAAGGCTAGGTTCGTCAAGTCTGCAAAGGTTGCATACCATCCGTCAAGGCTCGAATCATATGGATTCTGTGCATTTGAAACATTGCATTGCTGCCCGACAGTCACACTTAAAGAATACGGATGGGGCGATGCTTTTGATGACACAATTGTCGTATCAGCCAAAGAGGTTGATGATACTATTCTAAGATGCTATAATTCTGATTGTGTAGTTGATATTGCAAAATATCGTGATATCGATGCCGAGTGCGATGAATTGTGGTGCGACACATTATTCACAAGACCAGCATATAATGTGAACGACAAGCAAACAAAGATTTTCGATTACTGTCAAGAAAAGATTTCGTTCTCGGATTTGATAAGGAATCTTGGACGAAAAGGTGTATCTGTTGAAGATATTTTCTCGGTGTATAACAAGCATCATATGATTGATATCTCGCATTCAAAATCAAATTCATTTTTGAAAGCAAAATAATGAAAGTATCAGAACAATTTTATTCTTTGCAGGGCGAGGGCATCTTTACTGGTGTCCCGTCCTACTTTATTCGATTCTTCGGATGCAGTCTTCAGTGTCAGGGCTTCGGGCAGAAAGAACCGTCTAAACCAGAAACATGGGTTCAGCCATGGAAGACCATTAACATTGAGAAGATTGAAAAGCTAGAAGACCTGCCAGCCGAGATTTACGAATACGGCTGCGACTCTGTTTATTCGTGGAGTGCAAAGTTCAAGCATCTTCAGCAAGAGATGACTGCAAAGAGTGTCGTTGACAAAATGGAATCCGACCTTGGCGGCCTGTTTGAAAAAGTCTATACTGGAGATGTTCATATTGTATGGACAGGCGGCGAACCACTATTGAAGTTCAATCAGAAATACATTCTCGAAATTATCGAAGAGCTTCGTAATCGAAATCCCTTGAAGTCTGAACTGAACGACATGGGCTGGGACTCTATCTGTCAGTTCAGTATGACGATTGAAACAAACGGCACTCAGCATCTGCTGCCCGAATTGAAGACCGAGCTTGCAAAACATAATACCAACATTTCTTGTTCGCCGAAGCTTCTTCATACTTCCGGAGAGAAGCCAGAGAAGGCAATCAAACCCGATGCAATTAAAGACCTCTTCACTATTGA